AGGATACAAGATATGATTGATAGCACCATTCTTGGACAACCACCTAGGAGTAAAAAGTATAAAAAAGGTGGAGCACCAAAATTCGCTCGTGGTGGTATCAAGAAGTTTTTTATTGATCCTATTTTAGGCAGAATTGATGGTTATAGTAGTAAAAAACAATTTGATGCTGCAGTGAAAAAATTTAATAAAGATAACAATGTTGAAGATATACCAGCAAAAGATGATGGTTTTGAATTTCAAGATTATGATCCGGATATACACGGTCCTGCAGATAAGCCTCCTGTGCCGTCAAGAAAAGGTCCAAAAACTCCAATAAAAAAAAGTATTGGTGGAATAGCAATTAAAGGTTTTAAAAATAAAACACCTATTTATTAGTATGGCAAAAAGTGGATTAAAAAAATGGTTTTCCGAAAAGTGGGTTGATATAGGATCAAAGAAAAAAGATGGATCCTATGCTAAATGTGGTCGTAGCAAATTAAAAGCAGATCAGAAGAGAAAATATCCAAAATGTGTGCCATTAGCTAAAGCACGAAGAATGTCCGAATCGCAAAGACGAAGTGCGGTAAAAAGAAAAAGAGCTAAAGCTCAAGGTGTAGGTGGTAAACCTACTAATGTTAAAACCTTTGCAAGCAAGGGGATGTTGATAGAAACTTATTATAAAGGTATACTCTAGTAAAGGAGAACAATTATGGCAGTATTATCAAAAGGCATTAAATCTGTGCAACAATATTTTTCAAAACAGTTAGGAAGACCAGTTGGCCCAGGTGAATCTGCAGTAAAATTACAAGACGAGGTAGCAAAAAAAGTTAAAGGAAGAAAACCAAAAATTAAAGTTATTGATGAACGTTCTGAAATGAAGAAAGCAGCTCGTCGTAAGCAGATTACTTTACCAAACCCGACTAAAAGAAAAAAAAGTAAATTTGAACAGAAGATTGATGAAGATCCACAAATTTTAGGTATGGCTTATGGACCTATGGGTGTAGCTTTAGTGGGAGCAGACGAATATGGAGATTCAGTCACAAGAAGCATAAAAAGTGCTAAAGGTAAAAGAGATAAAACAGCTACCTTTATGAAAAGAAGTAAAAAGAAACAGCAAAAAGAAGAGTTTCTTGTTGGGGGTCAAGCAAGGATTGATGCCAATAAGGATGGTAAAATTACTGGTGAAGATTTTAAAATATTAAGAGCAAGAAATAAAAAGAAAAAAGGCGGCGTTACAAATGCCATAAAAAAAATTAGAGGTATAGGTATGGCAAAAGGTGGTTTTAAAAAGAAAACACCAATTTATTAGGATGAAAAATGGCCACATCAGGAACAACAACATTCGATTTAGATATTGATGATATCATACAAGAGGCGTACGAAAGATGCGGAGCAAGAACTAATAGTGGACAAGATCTAAAATCTGCAAGACGAAGTTTAAATATTCTTTTTTCAGAATGGGGAAACCGAGGTGTTCATCTTTGGAAAGTAGAGCTAAAAGAACAGTTACTGACTGCAGGGACACAAACTTACACAGCACCAAGTAATGCTAATGATATACTTGAAGCTTATGTGAGCACAACCACCGGAACAACAAGTGCTACAAACGATGTATCACTAACAAAAATTAGTAGAAGTGAATATGCAGCTTTGCCTAATAAAGGGTCGCAAGGTCAACCATCACAGTATTATGTTGATAGACAGACAATACCAACAATTACTTTGTATCAAGTTCCAGATGCCACAACATATACATATCTAAAGTATTATTATCTTAAAAGAATTGAAGACTCTGGAGTGTATACGAATACAGCTGATGTGGTTTTTCGTTTCTTGCCGTGTATGGTAGCGGGACTAGCATATTATATGAGTATGAAAATAAATCCAAACCTAACGCAACAGAACAAACTTATATATGAAGATGAGTTATCACGAGCACTTAACGAGGATGGTCAAAGAACATCTGTGTATATAACACCACAAACCTATTACCCACAAGGAGTTTAGAATGAAAAGTATGAGAATTACCAAAGCGAATCTAGGAACAATTGTTGACACATTAAGAGCAATCTCACCAAACTTTGCTACAAATTTTATGACCTATGCAAATAAATTAAAAGAAACCGATAAAGCAAAATACGATAAATTAGTTGAAAGAGCCCCTATTCAACAAAAAGCGGCAGAGAATATGCCTAAAGATATGAGAGAGGCGTATTTAAAACAACAAGAATTAAAATTTGCTACTGAGGAAGGTCGCAAACAAATAACGGAATCATTAGGTTCAGAAAAGTTTATGCCAACATACAGGATTGCTATGGACAAACCAAAAAAAGAAAAAAAAGATATCTATGCTGGCTATAAAAAATCAAAAGAGAATCCATATGAAAAATTTAGATTTGATGAGGGGGGTTTAGTTAGAGGTGTAGGAGCTGCAATAAAAGGTACCTCATTTAAGGGTGTAAAATAGTGAAAGGCTTAAGAATAAAAAATTTACAAGCTGGTGGGTATCTTGGTCCTCTTGAACAATCACGACCGGAGCTGTTTAAAACTATTAGCAACTACAGACAGAGACTTCAAAGCACACCGGAAAAATTAAAAACTTTTGATCAAAGAGCAAACATTCAATATGGTGCAACTATGAATATGCCTGAGAATCAAAGACAAGCTTACATTTCATCTATAGAAAAACAATTTGCAAAACCAACAGATGAACAATTTGCTAACATATCAAAAGGTTTGGAATCAAAAACTTTTACACCTACATATTCTTTTATTCCTGCCGATACTTCAAAACCTGCACCAACAACTGGTTACTATAGAGATTTGTCTAAAGAAATAGCTGAAGCAGAAAAAAATTTAAAAAATTTAACATTTACTTCTACACAACAAAAAACAAGACCACAATACGAAGTAAGTTATCCAAGAACAACCACTTACGGACAACCAAGAGCTCCAGAAATGACAACTACTTTACCACAAGGAGCTGTGTTAACAAGAGGACCTTACGGTAGAGAATATCTTCAGGAACCTATAAAAAATCGTACCAGTATGGGACAAACTAATCTAAACCCACAATATAGACAAGTGGGTAGTCAAACTTACACTGAGACTACAACTAGACCAGCAAGAGCTGGTGATCCAGAATATGATAAACAGGCCGCTGCTTTAGATAGATTAAAAACAAGACATCAATATAGATATATGTATTCGAATAGATCACCAAAAAAATCAGCGGCAAGTATTTATGAAAGTTTTGCAAGACCTAGAGGCACTGTAAATCCTTATGCTAAATTTACAGGGTCAAGAACAGCAAAATTGCAAAAAGGTGGAGGCATAGCCATTAGAGGGACAAACTTCAAAGGAGTTAGATAATGGGATCGTACGCGCGTGGGAAATATGCATTAGCTATATCTGATAGAAGTGGTCAAGCTTTTCCGTACAACGAGATGGTAAAAGAATGGAATGGTTCTTTTGTGCATAAATCCGAATATGAGGCTAAACACCCACAAATTAGAAGAAAACACATTACTGCTGATGCTATTGCTTTAGCAAGTGCTAGACCACAGAGATCATCACCCACTATAGTAGATTTAAATCCTGCACTTCTTTTTAATTCTAATCCTGAGTCTTTAGTACCACCGTTGACACCTGATCAACAAAATAGTAAAAGACAATTAAGAGCAAGAACTGCAAGTAGTGCTGTTTCTGAGGTGCCATCTGCAGGATCAATAACGGTGACTTTAAGATGACAATTACATACACAAATTTTTTAACACAAGTAAGAAACTACACAGAGGTAGACTCAAATGTTTTAAGTGATACTTTATTAGATCAATTTATAAGGAACACAGAATTAGATATAGCTGGAAAAGTTGATTATGATGATCTAAGAAAATATGCAACTTCAAGTTTAGTTGCTTCTCAAAGATATGTTAATTTACCTGCTGATGCTTTAATCACACGTTCAGTTCAAATTATTAATAGTGGTACTAGAAATTTTCTAGAAAAGAGAGACACTAGTTTTATTTCAGAGTTTAATCCAACTGAGGCGCAAGGTGAACCTAAATATTTTGCCAATTGGGATAATACAAGTATAGTTTTTGCTCCAACACCAAACACCTCATATCAAATACAAGTAAACTATATAAAAGACCCTCCTCATTTTAACTCAACAACTCAAACTTATTTATCACAGTATCAAGAAAATTTACTGTTACACGGAGTTTTATCAGAATGTTTTAGGTATCTTAAAGGTCCTTACGATCTATACAAACTGTATTTAGATCAGTATAATGAAAACACTCAAGCTTTCGCTCTTCAACAAATGGGTAGAAGAAGAAGGGGTGAGTACGATGAGGGTGTGCCTCGTATTAAGGTTCCATCCCCATCACCTTAAATAGTTAACTAAATAAGGAGATAATAAAAATGGCTATTACTACTAATGCAATATGTAACTCTTTCAAAAAGGGTTTATTAGAGGGTGCTTATAATTTTAAAACTCCGGGTGGTAACACATTTAAATTAGCTTTGTTTACAAACTCAGCTACTTTAGGTAAATCAACAACTGCATTCGCTGGTGGGTCACCAAACGGGGAATCATCTTCTCCTTCTGGTTATAGCAGTGGAGGTAAAGCTCTTGTAAATGGTGGAACATCACTTGCTACAAATACAGCTATTGTTGATTTTGCAGATTTATCTTTTACAAACGTGACTTTGACTGCAAGAGGAGCATTGATTTATCAATCGGATGCTTCAAAAACAGCAGTTGCAGTTCTTGATTTTGGATCTGATAAAACTGCTTCATCTGGTACATTTACAATTCAGTTCCCTGCTTTTACTACATCTGCGGCTATATTAAGAATCGCATAGTTAGGTAATTTATGTCTAACACTTGGGGTTCACTTACTTGGGGAGATGGTCCTTGGGGAGAGCAAGGTAATACTAATATAAGTGTTACAACCGCAGGTTCACTAACTTCTGCAATTGGCTCTGTTGTATCAACTGCTGAATTAAATTCAGGTTGGGGCAGAGGAGAGTGGGGTAATGGTGCTTGGGGTGTTGCTTATTCTGTTCTTGCTACTGGACAATCTTTAGCTTTATCACAGGGCACAGCTTTAGGATTTACTGATTTTTCTCATTCTGCTAGCGGTCAGTCTATGTCTACAAACATAGGTCAGATCGGATTACAGATTGATGGTTCACCTACAATCATACCTGCTGAAGATCAACTTGATGCAAGTTTGGGAACAATAACTCTTGTTCAAACGACAAACGAATCAACTACAGGACAAGCAATGGCTATGTCAGTTGGTATTGTTGCTGCAGGATTAAAAACACCTGTTGATGTTACCGGACAAGCAATGACAATGAGTCAAGGCTCGATAACTCTTGTTCAAACAAATGTTCAAGGAGTAACAGGACAAGCGATGGCTATGTCAGTAGGCACAGTTGATGCTGTTTCTTCTGTAACAGCCTCTGGACAAGCAATGACTACATCTATTGGAACAGCTTTACCAGTGGTTAGTGCGGACCCAAGTGTAACAGGTCAGACATTGACATTATCAGTTGGAACTCCTACAATAACTGCGTGGTCCGAAGTCAATGTTGGAACAGAAGTTGTTTGGACGGAAGTTGATAGGGCGGCTTAAATAGTGTATATTACTTAAAAGGATTTTTTATGACTTCTACATACTCTACTGATTTAAAATTAGAATTAATGGTAACTGGCGAAAATGCTGGTACTTGGGGTGACAAAACCAATACAAACCTAAATTTAGTACAACAAGCAATCGCTGGTGTTGAATCTGTAACACTTACTAACGGTGGAACAGTAGCATTAGCAATGAGTAATGCAGCGTTATCAAATGCTCGTAATATGGTTATTAAATTTGCAACAATCACTTTATCAGGTGCATCTGTTGTAACCATACCTGACGGTATAGAAAAATTTTATATTTTTGATATAACGGCAGTAACCAATCCGTCAAACTTAACAATTAAAACTGTAAGTGGCACAGGTTTTAGTCCTGCAGAATCAAAAATTGTAGCGGCATATGCAGATGGAACAAACTTAAATGAAATTGCCTTAGATACTTTGGGTGGTACAATTGGTACTGCACAGATTGCAGACAATGCAATTACTAGTGCTACTC